AGCTGCAAGGGGTGCAGACGGGAAAACGTATGACGTGCCGAAGGATATGACTTATCGGGAATGGAAAGAGAAATGCGTTGACAAATCAGAAAATCGTGATATATTATTTTGACAAGTACAACCTACTTTTGACAAAAGAATTCATAGACTATGCGCTACTGAATAACAAATAAGCCGTCCTATTCGGGGCGGTTTTATTATGGAAAGGAGATGTGGTTAATGGAAAGACTGCTTTTGACATTGCCGAGTGAGCACGGAGAACTGTTCTATGTTACCGCAGGGCGGCGTGTTTTGCTTGCCAACTGCACACCCAGAATTGAGATTTATGAACACGCAAGTGAGTTTTCCACTATTGGCGGAACAGGAATCAAGCGTATCTATGCTGCCCTTACGCTGTGTGGAAAGCCTGCGTTTACAAGACCCGTAGATGAAGCCTTCTTGAAAAAAGTCGATAGCTTTGACTTGTCCTCTGACATTCAACGCAAAGACGGCATTTATGAAGTGTTCCATTTTAGAAATATTCAGCCGCACAACATAGAAATCGACGGTGAATGGGTTTTTGCACTCAACGAAAAGCAAGAACTTCTAAGAAAACTGCTCACGCTCTGAATTACATAACACTTTTAGCAGCACCGTGTAAATGCACAGTGCTTTTCTTATGCGATGAAAGGAGAAAGAAGCATGAACAATAAAGTTTGTCCGAAGTGTACAAGGCGGTACAGCGAACTTGAAAACTACTGCACAAAATGCGGTATTGAGCTTCAAAAAGAGCCGAACCGCTGTTCGGAGAATAAAACTGCAATGTGCGCACACCGTACTTATGGGGACGATGATGTCTTCTGTGCCTATTGCGGTTCGCTCACAACGTATGCAAAGAACAGACAATAATCGCACCAACCTTCAATAATACAGAGCCGGACAGAAATGTCGGGCTTTTATTATACCCAAAACTACCGCCACGCTTTGGCGGATAACAAAAGAAAGCGCCGCAATACCGGGACTTGCCGGATAAAAAGGACAGCGGAAGAAAGGAGAACCATGCTTGAATGGCTCAAAACCCTCCTGAAGGACGCTTATACGGACGATATCGACAAGGCAGTTTCCGCAGAAATCGGAAAAGGCTTTGTGTCAAAGGCGGACTTCAACACCAAAGGCGAATCGGTAAAGGCTCTTGAAAAGCAGCTTGCCGAACGTGACACCCAGCTTGAAACGCTCAAAAACACAAGCGGTGATGTGGAAGCGCTCAAAACGCAGATCACAACGCTGCAGGAAGAAAACAAGGCACAGGCAAAGGCTCATGCTGACGAAATCAAAAGCATGAAGGTAAATGCGGCGGTTGAATCGGCGCTCAGTACTGCCGGCGCAAAGAACCTCAAGGCGGCAATGGCACTGCTTCAGCTTGACAACGCCGAGCTGTCAGACGATGGCACGGTAAAAGGACTTGCAGAACAGATCGCCGGTCTTACAAAGGATGAAACAACAGCGTTCCTGTTCGGGAAACAAAGCACAGGTACGTTTAAGGGACTTACCCCTGCCGACGGTGAAAACAATCCGTCAGGCGGCGGAAAAGCACCCAAGGACATGACCTATGACGAGCTTTGCGGCTATCTCTCCGAGCATCCGAACGCACAGCTTACCTAAAGAAAGGACAATGAAAAATGGCAAATACAAAATTCGATTCCAAGAGCTTCAACGCGGAAGCTTTTAAGTACACGGTTGACCGTGTTCCCAACCTCAAAATGAATGAACTCAAGAAGTCAAAGGCACTTGCGGGAAATCCCGAAATCAAGTCCGTGTTCTCCACGCAGAACGGCACAGGCTATGCTCGTCTTGCAATGCGCGGGCTTGCTGACGGCGACGCTGTGAACTATGACGGTGCGACCGACATTACCGCAACCCGCACGAAAACCTTCGAGCAGGGAGTTGTCGTTGTCGGCCGTGCAAAGGCATGGATTGAAACCGACTTTTCCTATGACATCACAGGCGGTGTGGACTTCATCGACAACATTTCACAGCAGATCGCAGCCTACAAGGACGGTCTTGATCAGGCAACCATTCTCGCAGTGCTTGAGGGTATCTTCGCAATGACCGGCACAAAGAACCTTGAATTTGTAAACGGTCATACGCTGGATGTCAAGCTCAAGTCTGATGGCAAGATGGAAAGCACCACGCTCAACACTGCCTGCGGTAAGGCGTGCGGTGCAAACAAAAAGAAGTTTGCGCTCGTCTTTATGCATTCCGATGTTGCAACAAGCCTTGAAAACCTCAACGCCGTAAAGCACCTTACCTATACTGACAAGGACGGCATGACACGTGACCTTGACCTTGGAACCTGGAACGGCAAGCTTGTTGTTATTGATGACGATATGCCGGTAACTGCCGGATATTACGATGCGGTTTCCACGGATGCAGACGCTGTTAAGCTTGTCGCCGATTCCGCAACACCTGCAGCCGGCGAAATGAAGGTAGGCTCTGTGTCGAACTACTTCGGCACAAAAACACTTGCGGCAAACGACTATATCATCGCCGGCAACAAGTATGTGACCTATGTTCTCGGCGAAGGTGCTCTTTCCTACGAGGATGTCGGGGCGAAGAAGCCGTTTTCCATGGCGGTTGATGAAAAGACCAACGGCGGTGAGGAAACGCTGTATATGCGTCAGAGAAAGTGCTTTGCACCGTTTGGTATTTCTTACGAAAAGTCCAATCAGGCTTCCAACTCCCCTACTGATGCAGAACTCAAGAACGGCGCAAACTGGAGTCTTGTGCATTCCGGTGAAAGCACTGCCACAAACCGCAGCTACATCAACCACAAGGCAATTCCGATTTCAAGAATCATTTCCAGAGGTTAAGGCTTATGGACGTACAGGAAAGCGTCCTGCAAAGGCTTTCTGCCCTTGGGTACACGGTACAGGCATCTGACAGCAATCAGCTTCTCTTATGTGCAGATCGCGCGTCAGAGGAGTTAAAGCAGCTTCTGAACGAATCGGAACTGCCAGAGGAGCTTTTCTATACACTGACAGACATGACGGCAGGGGCATTCCTTCGTGACAAGCTGCTTTCGGGTGCGCTTGACGAAACGTTCGGGTTTTCCGACGAGGTCAAGAGTATCACGGAGGGCAAAACGAGCATTACTTATGCCTCGGAAAAGTCCGCAAAGCAAAAGTTTTCGGAGTGCATTGATTCCCTTTGTACGCCCTCGCCTGCCGTCATTGCACGGTTTCGGAGGGTGCTATGGTAAGGAAAGCTTTGAAACGATTGTGGACCTTGCGGTGCGACATTCTCATTTCGGAAAAGGCAGTAAACCAGCAAAACGGAATAACGGAAAGCACGGAAAAAGTCCTGTCTACGGATAATCCGTGCTTTCTTTGTGTGGAAAGTGCGCCGAGTGTATCGGAAAGTGATCTTGCACCGGGCGTTTCACAGTCCATCACACTGTTTTGCGATCGTGCGCTTTCCGTTCCGAGCGGCAGCGTTGTTCGGGTAACAAGGGACGGCGTGACAACAAGGTACTGCTGTGCCGGTGTTCCGAGCGTTTACAGCAATCACAAGGAAATTGCACTGGTCTTAGAGCAAAGGTGGGCATGAAGTATGGCAAAGTGGGGAAATGCGGATTTTGAGCAGCTAAAGGCACTCAAAAGCAGTCTTGAAAAATTTGAGGAAGTCGATGCTGATGCTTTATGCGTTGAAATCAGCAAAAAGCTTGCGGCAATGCTCCTTGCACTTGTCATACCGAAAACGCCTAAAAAAACGGGATTACTCCACAGATCATGGAGAGCCGGAACAAGCGGCGGAAATGAAATCAACGTTGTAAAGCGTGGCGGTGAATATCGCTGTGCTATTTACAATCCGACGGAGTATGCGTCGTATGTGGAATTCGGGCACAGAATAATGATTGACGGAGAAAATCGCGGTTTTGTCCCTGGGAAATATATGCTTACGATTTCGGAGGAAAAGCTGAAAAACGAGTCCCCTGCAATCATTCAGAAGATGTTAGAGGACAAGCTTCGGGAGGTTATGAATGGGAAAGATTGACGCAAACACCGCCTTTAATACCGTAAGTCTTGCAATCCACAACGCATTTCCACAGGCTCATATCTATTCGGAGGACGTGGAAATGGAACTATGTGCAGGGGACTTCTGTTTGATCATGCCGAACATGGACACCTCGTCGGAAATTGGCTCACGGTGCAAAAAGTCCTATATACTCGACTGCGTGTATTATCCGCCGCACACAAAACCCCGTGAAGACTGCCGCAGGGTTTCAGAAATACTGTTTCGGATTCTGCCGAGCATGACGGCTTCTGACGGAACAGTGCTTCACGGTGACAGTATCAGCGCAAGCATTGTGGACGGACTTCTTCATGTGTCCGTCACGGTGCGTGGCTTTACTTATGTATCTTCCCAAGCGGACGAAATGGAAGTCCTCTCGATTGAGGGAAAGGAATAATCATGGCAAAAAAGACTACGGTAACGGAAGAATCCGAACCGACATTCACAAAAGAACAACTGATTCATTCAAAACGGTATGCGCACAAGCGTGACCTTTTGACGGCACTGCTGAAAGACGGTGAAGCTCTTACCCTTTCGCAGGCTGATGAACAAATCGAAACCTATTTGAAAGGCAGGGTGTAACTTATGTCACTTGGTGCAGGAACATGGGAAGCGCAGAACAAGGCACTTCCCGGAACATATATCAATTTCACAAGTCTTGCAAAGGCAAGCGCAGCACTTTCGGAGCGCGGTGTGGCTGCCGCTCCTTTTGCGCTCTCATGGGGCGCTGAAAACACCGTCGTAAAAGTAACGGCGGAGGAGTTTTTCAAAAACAGCCTGACACTATTCGGCTATGAATACACGCACGCAAACCTGGTGTGTCTGCGGGAACTGTTCAAGCACGCAACAGTTTGCTACTGCTATCGTTTGGGTGCTGGAAGCTCGGCACAGGTATCTGAACAGTCAGCAAAAGCAGCGTGTACGTATGCAGACGCAAAATATCCCGGTGTGCGTGGAAATGACCTCAAAATCGTTATTCAGGCAAACGTAGACGACAGCGAAAAGTTCGATGTTGCAACGTACCTCGGTGCAAAGTGTGTTGATACGCAGACCGTGAGTGCGACAACCGGACTTGTTGACAATGACTTTGTCAGCTTCAAGACCACGAGCACTCTTGCGGCAACGGCAGGAACAGTGCTTACGGGCGGAAAGGATGCAACGCTTTCCGGAGACAGCTATCAAAAGTTTCTGAATGCGGTTGAAATGTATTCTTTCAACGCGCTTTGCTGTCCCGTTCTAAGTGACTCCACAACGCTTAGCCTGTTTACAGCATTTACGAAACGGATGCGCGACGAACGAGGAATTAAATTCCAGACGGTTATGTCGGGATATTCGGGAACTTCTCCCGATTATGAGGGCATTATCCGCATTGGTTATCCGGACGCGGTTGGTTTTTTGTCGGTGGATGGGTTGCTTGACGAACGCACCTACTGGATGACAGGCGCACAGGCAGGTGTTGCGGTCAATGATACACTGACGAACTTCGCGTATGACGGTGAAATTGATGCTTCTCCAATCACGCTTGAATCGGAGCTTGAAGAAGCAATTTTTACCGGAAAGGTAGTATTTCACAAGGTCGGGGACGAAATCCGTGTACTGCGTGACATCAACTCTCTTACTACCGTCACGGCAGAAAAAGGCGAGGACTTCAAGAGCAATCAGACCATTCGTGTCTGCGATCAGATTGCAACAGACCTTGCGGCACTGTTCGGTAATCAGTATAGCGGCAAAGTTCCGAACGACGAATCCGGCAGAGAAAGTCTGTGGAACGATGCGGTCAAGCTGCTTAAATCCCTTGCCGAAAAGCGTGCGATTCAGAATTTTGAGCCTGACATTGTTTCGGTTTCTGCCGGCGACACAAAGAAAGCTGTTGTGCTGAACATCGCAGGTCTGAACATCGTGAACGCCATGGAACAGCTTTACATGAGCGTTGTCATTTCGTAACGGAGGAAAAAAAGAATGTTTGATGAAGCTATGAATACAAATGACGCGGTTCTTGCGAAGTTTGCCGAGGTGTTTGTCACGCTTGGGGGCAAGCGGTTTTCCGTTTTGCAGTGCAAGGACTTTGAGGGGAAAGCGAGTGTTTCTACGACCGAGGTGGAACGTCTTGGCTGCATGGTGGTTGGTCATCGCCCGACAAGTGTTTCTCTCTCCTTTTCCATGACCATTTACAAGTGTACCGAGCTGTTTGATGATCTTGTGGACAAGTTAATCAAAACAGGCACCATGCCGACCTTTGACATCAAGGTTACCAATGAGGACCCTGCGTCAAGCGTCGGAAGAAGTACGAAAATCTATAACAACTGTATTCTTGACGGGGATGTACTGCTGTCTGCCGCAAAGTCGGGTGAGGACTTTATTGAGCAGGAGATCAGCGGCTTTTGCGAGAGCATTGAACGTCCGGCAAAATTCAAGAATCCGTCGTATATGTAAAGGAGTAACACAATGTCCAGTAATCTTTCCGCATTTCTCAAACCAAATGTAAAGCAGATTGAAAACGTAAAATTCATTGCGTCAAAGCGTTTCACCGATGATAAAGGCAAGCCTGTTGAATGGGAGATCGGATGTATTTCCGCCGAGGAATATGCAAAAATCCGTAATTCCAGTATCCGAAATGTCCCCGTCCCAGGCAAGCGCAATCAGTTCACGCAGCAGTTTGACACAACCCGATTCCAGTCGGAGGTATGTGCGAAATGTACAGTTTTCCCCGATCTGAATGACGCAGAGCTTCAGAACAGTTGGGGCGTTCTTTCCGCACCGAGTCTGATTGCGGCAATGCTGATCGGCGGAGAATTCGACGACTATGTTGCAAAGGTGTTTGAAATCAATGGCTTCCGCAGTGACGAGGAACTCACCAAAGAAGCAAAAAACTAATCGAGGACGGCGATCCGGATGCGAACTTTGTGTACTATTGCCTGCACAAGTTCCACTGGCCGCCGTCAGTCTATTTGAATCTGTCAGTGCAGGAAAAAGCCTTTGTCCGTGCGGCAATTGACCTCCGGTGCGAATCGGAGAAAAAGCAGGAGGCGGAACTAAAGAGCAAGTCCCACAAGCACCATTGAGATCCCGTCTTAAATGGCGGGGTCTTGGCATTAAGAAGGGGTGAGGAAAACGGCGACAATCAAATCACAGCTTGTACTGAATGACGGCATGAGCGCCGTCCTCAAGAGAATTACCTCGGCACTGGATATGACGCTGAACTGCTTTGAGCAGGTGCAGAGAACCTCCAAAAACGCGATTGACGCGGAAAGCATCACGCAGGCAAGAAGCGCAATTGTTGGAGCAAATACCGAACTTGATACGCTTGCGAGGAAGTATGACAATGTCCGCACGAAGGAAAACTCCGCAAAGGACGGACAGGATAACTTTAACAAAAGTATCAAGGATGGCGGTGGCTTCGCGGATAAGCTATATGGGAAAATCGCGTCTTTTGTCGCAGCTTATGCAGGGGTACAAGGGGTAAAAGCGATCGTCGGTTTATCCGATTCTATGACGCAAACAACCGCAAGGCTGAATATCATGAACGATGGACTCCAGACGACAGAGGAACTCCAGCAAAAAATCTTTGATTCCGCACAGCGTTCCCGAACGGATTATATGGCAACTGCCGATGTTGTGGCAAAGCTTGGGCAAAGAGCGAAAGGCACGTTCCGTTCAAATGACGAAACAATTGCTTTTGCGGAAACGCTGAACAAGATGTTTGTTATAGCAGGAGCTTCACAGCAGGAAATATCATCCGCTTCCTTGCAGCTTACACAGGCACTCGGTTCGGGCGTACTGCGCGGAGAAGAACTGAACGCCGTGTTTGAAACGGCGCCGAATGTCATACAGTCCATTGCGGATTACATCGGCGTTCCGATCGGCAAGATCCGGGACATGGCGCAGGAGGGGCAGATCACGGCAGATATTGTCAAGAACGCAATGTTTGACGCAGCCGAAGATGTAGACAAGGAATTTGAGAATATGCCCATGACTTGGAGTCAGGTGTGGACGGGCATGAAGAATACTGCTATTGGCAAGCTTCAGCCGGTGCTTGACAAAATAAATTCAATGGCAAATGACCCGAAAGTGCAGAGCACACTTACAAATCTGGCAAACGGATTTACCTTGGCGGCAAATGCGGCGCTTGGACTGTTTGACATCGTGTGCAGCGTCGGTACATTCATGCAGAATAACTGGTCGGTGATAGCGCCGATCGTTATGGGCGTTGCTACGGCGTTCCTATTATACAACGCTGTACTGATGGCAAACGCCTTTTGGACGGGCATAACAGCCGCAGCAGATCTGATCGCATCAAGCATCAAAGCTGCCAAAACAAGCGCAACGCTTGCGTCCACAAGCGCAACAGCAGCCGAAACAGCTGCACAGTGGGGACTCAATACCGCACTTTTAGCTTGTCCCATAACGTGGATAATACTTGCGGTCATAGCCTTGATTGCAATCATTTACGCTGTTATAGCACACATCAACAAGGTGAAAGGAACAGCGACCAGCGCAACCGGTATGATACTCGGTTCGATTCTCGGTGCAGCCGCTTTCTTCTGGAATATCATTGTCGGAGTAATAAACTCCGTCATACAGTTTTTGTGGACGTGGTTTGTAGAACCGGTGATCGGAATTGTCGAGTGGGTTTTAAACGTCTTTAACGGCGGCTTTGACAGCTTCGGGGACGCAGTAAAGAATCTGCTCGGAAATATCATTTCATGGTTTCTGTCGCTCGGCAAGGTCGTGACAAAGATAATAGACGCAATCTTCGGCACAAAGTGGACTGAGGGACTTGATACTTTGCAGGGTGAAGTGCTCGGCTGGGGCAAGAACGACAACGCCGTAACGCTTGACCGCAATGCGCCGGAGGGTCTTTCACGCTGGAGCTATACCGACGCATTTAACAAAGGCTACGGCACAGGTAAATGGGTAGACGAGAGGGTAAAGGGCTTAGGCGATTTCCTTAATTTCGGCAAGGATGAAAACGGAGACGGTACAGACGACGGCAAGGATGATTATATACCGGTCTCAGATCCTGCGGTCGAACAGAACACGGGAGATACTGCAAAGGCTGTCAAGGAAGAAAAAGAGGATCTTGCGTATCTTCGTGATATTGCCGAGCGTGAGGCGGTAAACCGCTTTACCACAGCCAAAGTGAGTATCGACATGACGGGTATGTCAAACCGGATCGATTCGGACATGGATCTCGACGGCGTGCT